GTTTCTGTTGGCGTATTTGTTGGTGTTGGAGAAGCGGATGGGGTCGCTGTTGCCGGAGGCGTTGGCGTTACGTAATCAATTACACATTGTGTTATTGCTGGCGGAAGAGCACAAACAGAACCGTAATTAGGTCTTGTTAATTCTTCAATAGTTGGTATTGTTGTACATGTTGCTGAAATATAATATTGTTGTAAGTTAATATCTAATCTATCAAAAATAACATAATTATGTTGTAATAATAATTGATATGTTGAATTACCATTAAATACTATTAAATCGGTTGGTATAGTTTCATTAATGTTTATGTTATAATAAATGTTTGCATCACAATAATCTAAATCAACCCAAGTTGTTTGTAACAATTCTCCATTTTCGGCAATTAAATAATCACCCGGTTCACCAAAAGGATATGTTGAATTATATTGAATATATTCGGGTAATCTATTTGTAAAGAAATAATAAGGTAATTTAGTTACGCCGCCATCTACTTCATTAATATCTTTATTTGTATAAACTCTTAATCTAGTTGTTGGTAATGTTTCAAAAGTTTGTGTTATATTATTTTTTGAAACCGCAGTAATAATACTTTTCTTTACTGAGCCTAAACATTCAATATCTGAAATTGTTATTCCCGTATATTCATAAGAAAATGAATAATTATTGTTTATTTTAGCGGTAATAAAATCTTGATATGTAAAACTTGAATTTGGTAAATAAATTGCCGAAAGAATTACATCGGAACTTATAAGTTCACTAACATTTTTTAATATAATTCCACCAGATGTAATAAAATTCTCAATATCTAATGATGTCGTATTATTATCAATGGTTACACCATTTATAATTAATACTTTGGTATCACTTTTTAAACCATAATTGTAACTATTTCTAAATTGTACTTTTGGAACTATTGTATAACCGGTACTTGGATAGTTTGTTGGGTCACATACGCCTTGTATTGTTAAACCTTCAATTTTTGCTTTAACATCACAATTCGCCGCGTCAGTAAATAATAAATCTATTGTATCAAATTCGGTTACACCAGATAATAGATAAGTACATTGTTGTGTGTCAGTAGATATTATAATAGGATTTAATGTAACATTTACTGGTAAATCATGTAATCCATCATTTATATTATAGTTATAACCCGGTTTACAATTTGCATGTACAAATACTGGCCAATTTGGTGTTCCGTTTTTTTGTACACCAATTGTATTACCAGTTAATTGAATATAAATGTCGCTCTTTAAAACACAATTTTCTGTTCCCGCTTGAAATACGTCACAAACGGTATAAAAATTAATATCCATACCACATGTTGGTGGTGTCGTACTATATTCAGAAACAAAACTATAATTTAAATAATCATAAACGGTGCAATCATATGTACTTGTTTTTACTGATATAAATCTAATGCTTGGTCTACTTTGTGCATCTATAAAAAATTCATAGTTTAATTTAATAGTTGGGCTATTTATCCCATTATCAATTAATTCAATAAGTGCAGCTTGCCATAGTGTTTGAATTTTAGTAACATCTGGATTGATATAGTCTTTGTAATCACAAATTAATGGTAATTCAATTGGGTCATTATTAGTTAGTGACGTACAACCATTCATTGGAAATGGATCAAATAGTTTTGCACTATTTATTGTGTTAGTTGTACCACTAACAATAACTTTCATTGCGTCCGTAAGGTTTGCATAATCTGGACCACCATACATTACGCCGTCTATTTCAATTACAGGATAATATGTTACACCTGTAATTTCTATTAAACCTCTAAAATTATTTTCCTCACCAATTAATGTTTCTAAATCCTCTTCAATGGCGTTTTCAAAGTTTGGATATAATGTGTCCGTAAATTGTTTTGGTGTACAAGGTAATCTATATGCGTATTTTGGTCTTCTAAATATGTTATTATCTATTAAATTACCACCAGTCCATAAAGTTGTTGCGGGAATAACTTGGTCAACAATTTTTGTCCAATATGGACTGATTCTTTTTACAAATTCATTTACACTTGTTACATTATATGGTGTAAATCCGGTGTGTGAAATGTAATATTTGAATATATCTTCTAACGTAATATAATTCTTTTTATATTTAATAACGTTAGAGTTAAGAATTTGCTGACTTAATAAATTATTTACATATTCCGCAAATGTTACGCCTGTTTGAGGATGTAATGTGTTTGAACCAAACGATAAAAGTAAATCTCTTGATTTAGTATAAACATCATAATCAATAGCTCTCGCTGATGAAATATAAATGCTAATATTTTTTCTATTAAGATATAGCGACGATTTTTCATCGTATAAATGTGCCTTCACATTATCAATATCGCTTTCAAGTTCATAACCCGTATCTAATCCGGGTAGTGTTCTAAAAACATCAAAATATTTTTCACCATATGTAAACGGTTCTGCCGTTGTTTTAATTGTTTTAGTATTACCAGTTAAAATTGAATTATAGGTATCAATCATATCTGGCGACCTATTCATTGATGTCATTTCATACCAACCAGCACCTTTTTGAAAATACATTGTTGGTGTCCCACCGGTTGCGGCTCTAGGTAGCCCAGTAATTTCATCCACAGGATAACCCGCTCTATCAAATGTTGTTTTACTAAATGTTACACCTGAAACATAAAGTTGTGTATCTGAATTCCAAGTTAAAGTAACATATTCTTTTGTTCCTTGAATAACTTCATATATATCTTTTTGTAAATCATCTGATTTTGGAATTGATGTTACATTATAAATGTATTCATCAATCTTAATCATTGGTTCAGGAGCACCAAGAAATCTAAGTAAAAAATTAATAGATGAACGAGTACCTTTTGATTTATATATGTAAGATAAATTAACAAGTAATCTTCTATAAAATTCATATTCGGCATCAATTAGATTCATCCCAACTGATAAACCATTATATCCCGTATCTACTTTAGTATAAAATGCTTTATCTAATTCTTTTTCATCAAATAAATTAATGGTATTTAATCCTAAAGTTGTTGCTAAATTTTTTAATAGTACATCAGGTAAATTATTTATAGCATCATAACTTACATTACGCATGTAGGCTATATTATCTATGTATTTTTTAACTCTATCAAAATTTTGACCATATAATTGGAATACCGATTCGGCTTTTTGATCTATTGTGTCAAATTCAAAAAGTTGTGGTGATGTCATAAATCTAATCATCAAATTAGATTTATAATCATCAATAGCATCTGCGGTGTCACTTAAGCCACTAAGAAAAGTATCATAACTTAAACCAACAATTTGTGGGTTCCATCCGTCTTTTGATAATGGCCAAGTATGTTGTACATTAATTAATTCTTGTTTAGACCCATCGGCACTTAATACGGGAATTTTAAAGGTTGAGGTATATATAGGCGAACTATCTCTATTTAATAAAACAACTTCTAAATCATCTAATCCTTTAAAAAATTCTTCAACTATTCCGTTATTTGGTCTAATTAAAAAATTATTTGTTGTGGTTGAACCGGAGAATAGCGGACCTTTTACTTTTATTTTAATTAAATTATTAGAATCTGGTTCGGTATAATTTAAAATGTCATATGTTTCATTATTAAAGTCAACAACATATTTTGTATATGAAGAATAAAAATTTCTTATATAATTTTCGGTAAGTGGTTGTACATTACTTTTTGGAGTTACATAAATAACATCCAATGGATTATATAAAACAGATGTTTCTATTGCGAATTCTGTTGTTTTATAATTGGAATCGTAAACTATCTGAGTTGCGGTATATCCACTTGATTTTACCGGACTATTAATATCAACATATAATGCCGCAGGAAATTTTGATATTATATTTTGTATTGATACTGAAATTCTACTTTTTAATGAACCAAAAAGTGAAACCGCACCATCGTACTTAGAACTATTAAATCTTACTTGTTGGTCAACCTCTTTTTTAGTTTGGGTTGTTGGGGCTTTTTGTTCTTGATTTAAATCGTCTAACGTTAAAAATTTAGAAAATGGATGTGTAGAAAAATTTTTACTATCTTTTTCAGGATAATCTCTATCTAACGCAAAATTAGTATTGGTAAGTTGCGCTGTTCCATCTGTAATCTGTTGTCCAACAAGATTATCAGCAAAGGTTTCTGCGCCACTTGCCGCCTGACTTGGTACTTTATATTTTACTACTTTAGCCATTATACGGTTGTAATTGTATCAAAGTTTAATGTTTCATCAATATCGGTTCTCTTCTCTCTAACCTCATATAATGTTTCATTAAAGTTGTCTTTAATTTCAAATAGGTTATATTGTTTATAGATATTATTGTTATTATCATATATCGTGTATATACCCGGAGTAATTGCTTTAGTTTGATTACCGTAAAGAGCATACGCCAATGTTGATATGTCATATTCAACCATTTCAACTTCAATCGTTGCTGGATTAAAAAAAGTATTAGTTATAATAATCTTTTGACCGGGTTGACCAATAAATGGAACCGTATTTGGTTTACTTGCTGGTGCAGAAGATGGTGTTACCGTCAAAAACATAAAATTTGTCGGTTGTTCACTATATTGATATCTAATTGATTTTTGAGTTGTATTTGTTAGATTAGACACAACAGGAGTACAATAAAATGAAGAAGTAACTATTCTATAAAAATTAGGTACTTTTTTATTATCTGTGCTATTAATGTATTCTATTCTATAACCAACCAATCCTTGAGGAACAAATTTATTCTTATCAGCCGATGGAACATTGCTAATATCTATGATTAATCCTCTTACAGAAGGTAATGATGCTAATATTCCACAATCTGTTATAGTTGTTCTTATTTGTTTTGGTCTAATATATAACGTATATATACCTAATTCAGTAAAATCAACGGATTTTAAAGTCAAATTGTATAAACCACCCAATATTTCTACATTTGGGGCGTTTGCGTCGTCGGTGGTGTTTGAATTATGATATACGGGTGTTAATATATCTTCTGATGTTAACTTTTTAAGTGTTACCGCCGCCGTTGCTGTTCTACCTGAAACGTAGTTGTAATATATTTCCACATCTGCAGGGGATACATCTGCCGGTCTTACTATCCCATATGATCCTACACTCACTTTTTTTCTATTATTTTTTTATTTAACTTATCAATCACAAGTATTTTAACGGGTTTAATATTTTTATTAACCCATTTTATTTTTTCATACTATATGGTATCTATTTTATTACTTATGTTAAATAATTTTGAGATTTTTTCACAAGACATCCCATTATTGTAATAATTGACAATTTTATCAACTTCCTTATCGGTACATGTGAATTTATGGCTCATAAACTTTTTATATAAATATAATTTTTATTGTTTTTTTACGGTGAAATAACCATTTCCATAAATGTTAAACTCACCAATATTTTCAATTTCTCCCAATCTTAGATTTCTTTCCATTACGCTTTGTTTCCCTCTTTCAATAAAGACATCGGAATATATTGTTGGCTCATCAACAAAACCTAAAAAGTGCTCATTTCTTGTTATTACGGTGTTTATAACATCTTCTTTTGTATATCCTGAGGTGTTTCCTGTTATCATGGTATACCCATCAGAATAATCTTTATAATAAAGACCATCTATTGTGTATGCGCTATATATACCTATGGTATCTGTTCCACCAGTAACACCAGAATATACATCTTCACCATATTTTTTTAATTCTGATATTCTACTTTGACCAAGTGCTATATATGTAAATGCTGTAAATCCGGTATAACCGGGCATGTAATCATAATCGTTCAAATAATCTTGTGTTTGACCAGTCAAATTACCATATGCGGGTATTGTTAAACCAGTGAATGTCCCAAATGGATTTAACACAACCAAATCTTGTGGAATTAATACTTTTCTTTCTAATTTTTGATTTGTCCAAGGAGAACTTAAATAAATTGTAATTGTATAACCCGAAGGAATTGAATACGTATGGGTTATTGTTGGCAATGGTACGCCTATTATACCGTAGTTTACGGGTAAATTATCGGTATTACCATCACCCCAATCGATTGTAAATGTTTGTTCTACGATTTTCCTTAAAACGGTTGGGTCATCAGTATTATATATTTGAATTGTTGAACCAGTTTGTGTATATGAAAAATTACATAATTGTTCCACTTGTTCAATGTCACCATCAAAACCAACCATCACACCTAACTCATCAACTTTACTTTCTAAAAATATGGGTAAATTATATGTTAGATACGCTGAAGATTCAGGTATTAAAGTCCAAGTTGTTCCCGTCCATATATATGAACCAGTCGGTATACTACCCGTAATATTATAAACAACATCATATTGACTAGGACCATCATATACACTACTAGACCAAGCAATTTCAGTATGTGTTGAATCGTACCAACTTTGACTTGTCAAACCAACTAATTCAACATTCGATATATTTTTCCTTAAAATTTGGTATGTTGTTTTTTCCATTTTTTATACACAATGATAATTAGTTGTAACAGAAATTATTATACCACTACTATTTGTTACATACAATGTGTTATTAAATAAATAATATCCGGTACCAACGGCTGTGACACCCGCATCCATAAATAATGTATTATTTAATCCTAAATTACCGTAATATACCGTATTGTTTAATCCGTTACTAAAATTATCACAAGCGTTATATGCTGTTGTTCCTGTATAGAATTGGTTATTATAGAAATATACCGGTGTCGGTGCTGGAGGACATGCGCCATAACTATCTATAACAACTATGGCGCCATTTATAATTCGATAATATATACCATTTACAGAATAATAACCATTAGCTAAAGTAACATTAGCTTGGGTCCAATACTCATAATCACCACCAAATGCTCCACCTATATAATATAACACGGTTAATACACCATTATTACATGCGTCAGACCTTGTTGAGCCGGAATAAACATAATATGCGGTAAACGTATCTCCTCCTCCACCACCGCCACTTGTGGCAGTAATTGTAGGTGTTAGCGCAGGTGTGGCCGTTAGAGTTGGTGTTGAGGTAGGTGTTGGGGGTATAAATACTGAGCCTCCACCTCTTTCGTAAAATAAAATTGGACTAAAGTTTTCGCCAACTCTATCTCCAATAGTGGTACCAGTATATTTGTGTATTATATAAGAATAATCACTTTTATCAATTTCTACTTCATAATATAAGTCTCTTGATTCAAGAACTTCTTGTGTATTTGTCATTATTCTATTAACAAAATTTCTAATAGAACCATCGTTTGCATTAAAAAATCTTACCGTCATCCAAAATGTGTTTCCGGTTATTGACGTTTCATCAAAAGATGATTCGTCTTGAAACCAGAACAAATACATGTTTTCTTTTTTAGTGTAATTTGAACCCATAAAAACGGGAACAAAAATTTTTTGATTTAAAGGAGTATAAAAATATTGCTCTCCATTTGGTAGTGACAAATTTTTTGCAAAAACAAATCTTCTGTTTGTTCTATCTGGTGGTTCATTGTTTGGTGTTTTGTAAAACTCCAAACGAAAAAAACTCTTTGTTGATTGCGGTAGAAAATTAGAGCTTTCATTATATGTTATACCAACCGCGTTATAATCTTGAACATATGTTGTTCCACTTAAAAAATAAAAATAAAACCATATATCCGTTTGGGTGTCTCCAGTATCGCTAGTTATACCTGAATATGGTTTATGGATATATCTTATTGTTTCATAATTCTCAATAGGATTTATAATTGTCTTTAGAGTTTCATTTTCTAAGTCAATTAAATTTTCTTGCCAACCGGCGTCTGTTTTAAAATTAACTTCACCGTTGATAACTAAATTTTGATTATTATTAAACTTCAATATTTCCATTAACAATCAGTGATTTTATTTTTAAAGTTTTTATTTAATAATCCTTCAATGCCATCAACTTTATTTATAAACTTACTTTCATTTCTTAAATAAAAATTTATATTATTTTTTATATGATGAATTCCATTAACAAATGGATAATCTGTGCCATACCCATCAGTATCTATGTATCCATGGTCATATAAATCTCTCCATTTCCATAATCCTTCATTTTGATAAAACTTAGAATTTTGGGGTAAATTATCTAGTATGTTAGTTTTAGATGTTTCAACATATGGCGATAATTGCCTTAGTTTAACACGATGATGAGGCTGAAAAAATAAACCAAACATATTATCATTAGACGCACCCGAATAATATGATGGATTATTTTGATTATAATAAAAAATATCTGCTCTTGGAACTATCTTATAATAAGATTCACTTATTATTCTTTCTTTTAGTTCACTTTCATTATACTCAACAAAAGCACCGGTTAATATTGTACCTAAATCTAAAGATGTTCCACCAGTAAACGTATCAGTTGTTGTGTTACTTGTAAAAGTATGGCCGCTTAAATTAGTTTCGTTAGATGTATTTCCACTAAAATGATTATCAATCCAAGTATCATGAAAATGAAATTTATAACCAACTTTTGCGGGTTGATAAAAATAACCATTCCCATTTCTAAAAACTATAGAAACATAAACCTCAGTTGGTGTATACCCTAAATTATTTGTTATACCAGATAGAATAAATGTTTCTTTGAAATCATATAGCATTGATTCCATCCTATTTTTTTCTACTAAAAAATCATAAGTGTCTTCACTATTTTTAAATAATAATTTTTTTTCATCATGCCATGTTAACGATTCAAAACCAATTTTATCCGCTATATAATCTTTTGTTGTTGTTAATGTTTTATGTTTATGTACATAATATTGTGATGTTGTTCCGCTTATATTATTTTTATCAACGCATCTTTTACATAATATAAAATCGCCATCATTTATTAATGTTGTACCACTAAATTGATTTTTTAATACGTTGATAACGTATTTTTCTGAATTATACATTTCATCGCCAATGGTATCAACATAAAATGTTCTTCCACTAATTGGTATAGTATTATTTAGTGTAATACCAGATATTATTACATATTCATTTTCATTAATACCATGTTCAACAGATGATATTAATGAATAATAATTTCCATTATCAACAACCATAAATGGGATACCATCTCCCGCCGTAAAATTATACGTTGTGCCGCCAGATAAAGTATAACTTATTGGATAAGCATCATCTTGTGCATGAATATATGTAAGATATATGTTCCAATTATGATATGCCGCTTGAAGTGCTGTTACCGTTGTGTGGCCAGTATAACCAGATAAAGTTAAATTTTGTGAAAATGTAGGTGTACTACCAGCATTTATTTGATTAACTTCTCTTAATACATCATTTCTAAAAAATGCAAATTCATTATATGGCATGTAACCTTCATTGACAATTACTGAACCATCGCCATTTAAATAAAGATTACGCATCAAAGGATTATATTCAGTATTACCTGTATATAAATTTTTAAATATCATTGCTATCTTACCATATATTTTATATTTTTTACTTTCGTTTCTTTCGGTATTAAATAATTCAGCAACATCTATTATAATATTAGTATCACCTTCTCTTAATAAAGTTTCTTCTTTATCTAAGGATACTTTAATACTTAAATCTTCTTCTAAAGCTTTAAAATATTTTTTAGTTGGTAATATAATTTTCTTTTTTTCCATTATTGTATTAATGTAAATGCTCCTTTAGGACCAAATAGGTCTGTGAATTTATCTAAACCTGTTTTACCCGGTCTGAGACCAAAATAAAATAAAAATGGCGTTCCTAAGATTTGTGTGTTACTTATATAATAGTCTTGCGTCTTTTTTATTATGAAATCCATACCATTATTCCAAGATAAAATATCCCAACCGATAACTCCGTCATTACCCGCCGGACCATATCTAGTATATAACGTACCCGTTAATGGTAACTCTTCTGTTCCGCTTGTTACATATAAAAATGTAAATCCGGGGTAACTATTATTATAATCTGAATGATTATCAATTGTTGAAACAATATTATATTCAACCGTTAAACCAGTTACGCCATTAATACCAGAAAATGTTTGTCCAGAAAAATCATAAGTTATTGGTAATAACAAATATTTGTCAGAAGGATTGTCATATGTGCCAGTAAATTTATAACCATATGTCATACCTTGTAATGGTTGTAATTCAACTTTTTTATAATCCCAAGATTGATCATCTAATTTATCCAAATCATAAGGACCAAAACCAGTACCTTTTTTATCCCATAAGTAAAATGGAACTTGTTGTGAAGATTCAGTTAATGCTCCCGGATTATTAAGACATAATCTTATTTTTTCACCATTTTCATTTAAATCTAATGTTATTGGCGTTGGACCATAGACACCATTTTTCATGAAAACACTTGGATATATCTCTGGGTCTAAAACTTGATATGAATATCCGGCATAACTTCTAGTATTTAAATCAAATTCCTCAATACCGGTTTCGTTATTAATTGAAACTAATTGTAGTATATCACCATCAAGAACATTTTTTGCACCTATAGCATCAAAACCACCATTGGTAAAAAAGTCATTTAAACTAAAGTTAGTATTACTTACATCCATTCTATAGTTTATTGCTAAACCTAATATTTCACCAAAATTTTGAAATGATGTTGGGCCTATAAATCTTGATATGGAACAATTTGGGTCCATAGCAGGGTCGGTACATATCTCTTTAATGAATTCATCTCTTGGACCTAAATTAACAATTGTAGTTGGATGCCCTAATCTACGATATGGCGAAGTATTATTAGGAAAACTATCACCATACGTATTTAAAACACTATTAAATAATGTTGACCTATAGTAAAATTTATTTTGTCCTTGTACATATCTAACAACATCTCTACAATATTTTATTTTTGATTCTATTTGAGATGCTATGTGTTTGACTTTAAATTGGAAAAAATATAATGAACCAGAAAGCCAATTATCAATAAATGAATAGTTTACTATTCCTCCGCAAAACATTTGACCAACTCTTTTTCTTCTTCTAAATTCTTTTAATATTTTAAATAATCTTCTATTTGTTTGTGTACCGGGAATTATATAAAAAACACCTCTTGAAAATTCACTAAACCCACTTTTAGTGTTTACTGTAAAATATGTTCCATAATAAGATGTTTCTAATTTATATTGATCAATCAACGTTAGATTTGTTGCATAAACAACCATTCCCGGCGTATAACCGGTTGTCGATGTTCTTGGGTCTGTATCACTAGTATAATATAATGAAACTATTGATTCATCATAAGGTATGTTGTATATATCGCATCCTTCTTCTATTGATGGTTTTGGAGGTAAAGGATCTGCGGTAACGGTTCTATCCCTTATTGAAACCGTTGTGTACGTTTTAGTTTCATTAAAAACGGAATCTAAGTCATTTAAAACATAATTCACGCCATCAAATGTTATATTCGTCGGACTATCTAAGATAATAGCCGATTCATTATAATATAAAAAATAACTTGATTGGTTACTATAAAAATCAGCGAAGTTAGCTATTGCTCTAGCGCCATTAGTAACACATTTTGGGTCTGGTATATTACTAACTATGGAAGTATTATTAACTATTACTGTTCTTGGACTTTCTGTTGTGTTACCATATATTGTAATTGTACCGACTTCACAATAATCTAATGGATCACCTTGTAGTGTTGTACCATATTCATTATTTCCACTACATTCTTCACATTCGGGATAATTTATTAAATATAAATTTCTTTGACCCGCTTCTTGTACTCTATACGCAAATGTCCTTATAACTTTAGATAAACGTTTAATTGGCCAAAAATCAACCGCATTGGCTAATGCGTGTAAAACTTTTGCAACCGTATTAAAAAATGTTAGAGTAACAAGATTTACTATGTGTTCAAAAAATAAAAGAACATCTGTAACTAATAATAAAAATGTGTAATTTTTAAATCCAAAATTGACAGGAGGATTTACAACATTAGATGAACAATCTTCTTCTTCCGAAGGAACCAATTCTTTTATACCAACAAATCTATCTTTTGCTAAAAAAACATCTTTAAAATAAGAACCATGAAATTGTGATACCGTATATACTTTATTATATTCATAACGATAAAAATAATCTTGAGGATAGTAAAATCCATCTTGACTATTCAACATATAATTTTCCACCGCATGTGTTGGATAATCATCATAAGACGTTGAAAATGAATATGATGCATCTGTATCTCCGCTATATTCTCGTATATTCGGAACCAAATAATTAGCAATTGCTCTTACTCTTGCTAACCCCTCATCTTTCATTGATAGTCTTAATCTATAACATGCTGATGTCGCTACTCCTTTATTTGAATCATTTGTATATAAATTTTCACCAAATTCATTTGTATACAAATAGTCCATATTCATGGGTATAGGTAAAACAAATGCACCATCTTCCTCTATATCTTCATTTAAATCATATTGTTCAATAATCGGTCTATTATTATCATCTAAATTGGTTGTGTATCTTAATCCTTCAATTTTACCTGCTTTTGTTGTCAAATCACATTTTCGACCCATTTTTTTACGTGGTTGACAATTCTTATTTATTGAATTTTTACCGGTGTCAGTAAATGTTCCACCAATCAAAAATGCTTTTGGTTCTATCTTAACACCAACAGATGATAAATCAAAATCAGTTCTTGTTATTCCGATTTCACATAAATCTTTATTACCCCAAAACGGATATACTTCAATAGTTTTATCGAATGATTTAATTTGTGGTAATGAATTTAAATCTGACGAAGATTTAAAACTATATTTATTTTTGAAAGCATCGACACCAGCACCTTGTCTAATAAAATCATATGGTCTTAAAGAAAAGCAACCAATATCGGATAAGTCAACGTCAACATGTAGTGTTTGTGAACCAATTGGTACACCCCAAATCATAAAATCACCCGCATCATTTGTTTTGACCGTATATGAATAGTATTTTTCATATACCTCCAATACTTCTTCCCTTCTTAAAATATCTTCTTGGTCTGGAAAAGTACCGGTTGGTGCATGACCGCTAAATTGTTTAGCTGCGGGTAATAAATTATATCTATAATTTTGGTCATTTTTATCTGTAGTTGACTTATATGGATATAAAGCAGATATTACGGGGTCATTTTCATCATCCGAAGATAATGGAACAAATATAGAAACTTTGGCATTTGGTACACCCAAACCATTATTGACCGAAATTCTACCAATAACAACACCGTAATCGGAACATAAAGACCTATAAATGTCTTTTTGCGTAAATTTTAATGAAAGTATTTCTAATAAATCGTAATCTTGATTTAGTTCAATTGTAATTTTTTGTTCCTTACCTATATCGGTTGAAATTCTATGCCTTTGAATCATACTATAATAAATAGAAAAAATGAGATTTTCTATTATTATAATTAAAAATCATTTTAGTATGTAGTGATTCCCAAAGTTTTGACTCTGATTTTGATATCCTTATTTGGAAATCTAATTTGATATATTTGATTTGATTTCATGAATATAGTTGTATCTGATTGTTGTATTTCCTTTGTTACTGGGTCAACGTATGATTGTGCTACTTCTGATGAAGAATACTCTCCACCAATCATGTTGTATACTCTAATATCAACCACATTTACTACTCCATTAACATTACCTAATTCTTTGTATAAATCACCAACAAATAATGGGTCACCCATTTTTCTTTTATCAATACTAAAATAATCACTAGTTGCGGTAATACAACTTTTAATTACCTCTGATTGTGATATGTTTTTATCGATTATTAAATCAATTTGTAATTGCATATCTATAACTTCACCACTAACAATATCCAAATAGTCATTAATCATTCTATAATGTGAAAGATAGTTTAAAATATTGTTTTTTAATGTAGTTGAGACTATATCTGTTAAATTACCTTGGTCATCATAAGATAATAATTTAATTCTGACTTTATTATCTTCTTCCATCACATTAACTTTAGCGGGTGCACCATAAGTTGATGGCATAGTTTCAATTAATGATTTATAATCATTTAATGTGACCGCTCTATTTTGCGCCGCAAAATTATATGCTACTAAATTTCTTATTTCATCTATACTTGGTTGATCCGCGCCACCAACCGCCGGCGTTGGATTTGTTACCCTTAAAGATTGGATAACTTGTGTGTTTATTGATGAGTTTGGTCCTTGTACAATAAAATCAACATTATCTATACTTGTAATAACATTAACACCTAAATTAGAACTCTTACCCCCACCTATCCTATATTTTATAAATAAAGTTATGTTTGGTTTAGGTGTTTGTCCTAAAGACACGTTATTCAAATATGTACCTAAATCAACTTTTAAATTATTTGTCATGTAACTATTCAAATTATCTAATGGATTAACGGTACCACTACCAAAAGTTAATGAGAAATAATTTTCTGGTGTATATTCGGTTACAAATTTGTTATTAACGTCAATATAATCACCCGCTTTAAAATTTTTACGGTCAGATACCGCAGTTGTGTTTGGAACAAACACTTGATTTTCAATTAAGGAATTTACCTCATACCATTTATTTGTACTTGAAACAAATTCAGAATCAGTTGGGTTTGCTGCGAATGTGGTACCTTCTTTATGAATAACTGATACAACACCTAAAACATTTTGTTCTGGTAAATATAATTTTAAAAATGGTTTTTGGTCAGCCTCAGTTATTACTCTTCTATATATTTTAGTTGAACCATTAACAACCGCTTCTCTTTTTAATATGGTATATGATATCAATTTATTATTACCATCAAAGTTTGGTAATTTTAATCTATTTGGTTCTCCTCTACTATTAAAGGGATTTGAAAAATCAATATCTTCAATTGTTTCAAAAATTTGTCCTCCACCAGAAACTTGTGCGCCACCTCTAAGAATACCTAAATATCTTTCGTCTTCTTTATCTCCTCTAACTGGTACGTTAATTGAAAAGTCACATAATGCTACCGATGGTCTTGTTCCGGGTATTTTTAATCCATATGTTTTAGCAATAAAGAATAACGATTGTTTTTGTTGTGCATAATCCAACATTGTTTCTTGCCAAACTCTATCAATATGAAAATGTAAGTTATCAGCAACGGCTGCATTCATATCTAATAACACAGAGAAAATAGATGCATCGTTTGTGTTTTTAATTAAATCGGGATAATATTGTTGAGTAAGATTAATTAATTCTTGTCTTAATCCCGCAAAATCTCTGGTTGCGTATGATATTTTTTTAGCCATTTTATATGTTTATAATTATAAAATCAGAGGTTGAAAACGCTCCGTTATTAACCGTGTAATCTATTTTAACAACCGCAGTATATGGTTTGGTTGCGTCACTTGTAACCCTAAATAAACGACTATCTTCTAATGTCGATACCGTAGTTATATTATCCGGGTCATCTTCCGCTGAAGTTATTGTGATTGAATTTATATCTAAGTTTGGTATGTATTTTTTTACACTATCTCTAATTTCACCCTCAATTAAACCAAATGTAACGGTATCAACTTGTTCAAAAATATACTCATATAATCTAGTACCAAAATCAGGTAAATAATATCTTGTTCCTTTTCTTGTTAATAAAAGATGAATTAAGTTGGCTCTAACCTCCCTTTCGGGTGTTTCGGTCATATTTAAAAAATCACCTTTTAAACTATCTCTAAATGGAAAATCTATTCCGTATGTTATAGCCATATG